CAGGCGCGGACATGTTCCCTGATTATACTAAAGTCTTCCCTAACGGCGAGCCGTCCTTGCCAACTGCTAAAATTAAGCTTGATACGTCACGGTTATTGGCGTTTGACGCGCTCAAAGCGGAACTAGTTGGCAAAACCGCGGGCGTCGAATTGACATTTTACAGCGAAACATCACCTATACAGATTGATTTAAACGGATATTTTACCGGCCTATTGGCGCCTATGAGACGATAAAAGGAAAAGGGGGGGAATTATGATAATTACATGGATTGACAATAACATTGAAACAACGCCTTCCGGCTGGCATATCGTGAATTATGAAGCGAATGACATTAACGGAACATACTTTACCCATATTAAGTTCGACGATAAACAGGAAGCACAAGCATGGATTGACGAAATGACAGCAGAATATGGGTGTATACTATGACTAAATGTACATGCCCACATTGCGGGAATTATATCGATCCAGCTAGTATATTAGGTAAGATTATGACAGACAAGAAAAGAGAAGCTGTCAAGGCAAACCTAGCAAAAGCGAACGAAGCATTAGCACTAAAGAGAAAAAATAAACAGCTACCAGGTTAATAAATAATTGAATAATGCAATACGGGGACAGGTTACGGCTTGTCCCCTTTTTTGCGTCAAGAGCAATAGTATAGTGACAACCACTTGCTAAAAATGCCTTACAGGAGTTATAAGAGCGTTGTACTGAACAATACACCGAACAAATTACGAGACAATATCATGGGCAAAATAGATACAACAAAAGCAATTAAAATGAAACTACGGGGAAGCACATACAGAGAAATAGCAGATGCTATGGACACCACACATAGCCACGTACATGCTACAATTGCGCCGATTATAAAAAGTATGGCCACCCCGAAAGAGTTAGACGAGTATAGACAGAAGCAGGTGGATGTTTTGGATAGCATAACCATGCGGACGCTTCAGAGCATTAATGACAATGATTATCAAAAAGCATCTTTGTTGCAAAAAACCACGGCCGCTTGCCAGCTTATTGACAAATCAAGGCTTGTCTCTGGACAAACGACCGCGAATGTCGGCATCATGGGCTATTTCAATGCTGTCACTGAAACACGTGAAGCCATTGATATTACTGACGAAATAGATAATGAATAAGTATATTGTCACATAACATGTATTATGTAAAGTACAATGAATTTTCATCGCAAGTGTATAGTATTATTAGTGAAAATGTATTATAGTCTCATTCAAATGCCGAAAACATGGTTGCAATGGTGAATCGTTAAGGGGGGGGGAGTGCCTCCGGTGGGGCATAAATATTTCAATCCGTCCCCTTTTATCCCATATCAATAAAAAAGTGGTTTTTGGGTTTTCAGCGTATATGAAATAAAAAGGATGGTGTATGGGCAAGGGTAATCACAAGCATTCTCGTCAGATTACTGAGTGGCGTTTTAATCCTGTAAAGTGGGTTGAGGACATATTTGGTGATGAGATAGTTAAGTTACGTAATGCTGCTGGCATGAGGACGTTGACCAAGAGTGGGTTAACGTTGCAGCAGGAGGACGTTTTAAGGCGTTGGGGGAAGTTTTTAGAGGCTAAGTATAGGGTGAATAAGAAGTTATCGTTTACTGATGAGCAGGAGGCTTTATCGAAGAAGATAGGGTTTTCTATTATGAGTAGTAACGGTAACGGCAAGGATTTTTTGTTAGCGTTAATCAATTGGCATTTTATGGCTACGTGTCCTTATGCTAGGTGTATGGTTACTGCTAACACTGGGAAGCAGTTAAAGAGTGTTTATTGGTCTGAGTTGGCTAAGATACGTTCATTGGCTCGCAAGATGGAGGGTGCGAGTGAGAATTTGTTGCAGTCATTATTTACGATGCAGAATGATGTTATGTATGCGAATTTGGAGAAGGAGGAGAGGGGAAAGCGTTGGTTTACAGAGGCTGTTACGATTAACGTTAAGTCTACTCCAGACGAGCAGGGTGAGGCCTTAGCGGGTCGGCATGAGGATTGGATGGCTATATTTGTTGACGAGGCTTCTGGTGTTCCTGATGCTGTTTTTAAGCCAATTGAGCGTACACTAACCGGATTGGTTAACGTATGTTTTTTGATATTTAACCCTACGAAGAATACTGGCTTTGCGATTGAGACTCATACGAAGTATCAGGACAAGTGGGAATGTATTCATTGGGATGCGTTAAGTTGCGAGAATATTCAGCCTAATCAGATTGAGGCATTGAAGAAGTATGGCGAGGATTCTCCTGCGTACAGGATTGGTGTATTGGGATTACCACCTGTGAGTGATTCATCGAGTTTAATTCCGTATGATTGGATACAGGAGTCTATTGGCAGGGAATTAGATGTTAGTGATTGGGAGCCTATTATTGGAGGATTAGATGTTGGTGGTGGCGGAGACAGGTCGGGATTTTGTATGCGTAGGGCTGGTAAGGTTGAGCCTATTGTAACGTATAATGATGCTGATACGATGAAGACTGCTGAGTGGGCGGCTTCTATTATTAGGAGAGAGGATGTCAGTGTTACTAAGGTTGACATTATTGGCCTTGGCCGTGGTGTGTATGACCGTTTACGTCAAATGGGTGCTATGGTGTCTCCAGCTGATTCTAGGGGCAAGCCATCAAGTGAAAGATTTTTTAATACACGGGCTGAGATGTATTGGAAGTTAAGAGAGCAATTTGAGCATAAGTGTATCTCGATTCCTGACGATCCTGAATTAGTTAATGAATTATCTGCTATTAAGGCTGATATAGGTGCTAAGGTTAAGATTGGTGATAAGAAGGAGATACGTAAGCAATTTGGGTTTTCTCCAGATAAGGCTGATGCTTTAGCTATGACATTTTTGGTGCGTGATGAGGCATATCGTAAGGGTACTATGAAGACAACGATTGATTATGATAAGGTATTTTTAAGATGAATACGATATGTCATATATGTGGTAGTGAAGTGAATGGTGTATATGATACTGACGAGTTATATGCGTATTTCGTAAAGCAATGTCCTGATTGCGGAGAATTAAGAGTACCTATCGAAAACCGAGATTTCTTTGATGCTACTGAGTATTTACCTCGCTGTTACAGCCAGAATGACTGTTATATGGTGAATGTAACTGATTTTTGTACTAATAGCTGTAGAGATTGTTACAACAGGGGAGGTAAGCATCGTGATATTCGGGATATTATGGATGAGGTGTATAGGTATCCTATGGGCTCTCGCATTTTAGTGAGTGGTGGTGAGCCATTAGAGCGTCCAAACATTGAATTTGTGGTTGAGTGTATTGCAAATGGTGGATATAAACCAGTTTTATTGACTAATGGTGGTTTATTAAGTGAAGATATGTATAGTAGGTTAACGGGCTCCGGATTGTATCACGAACATTTGCCACAAATTTCGGTGTCACTGGGTATTCCTGGCACAAACAGGTCATTTGATTCAGCGTATGACAATGTTGCTCGTCAAAAAGTGCAGATTATAGCATTTTCTGTTAATTGCGTAGAGGAAGTGTTAGAAGTCGAGCGCATAGCAGAGAGTTTACGAGGCCAATATGGAGAGGTTTGCATTAGAACATCTTGGGATGGCAGAAACAATAATGTTTTCCTTGGCGATATTGACCGTATACTTCACGGAGAGAGATTAAGTAGTCCTACGCTGTATGGGCATAGAAGTGTGCAGATAATGAAAAATGGCATCCGCTATAGTTTACTGTCTTGGTCAGATATAACGTGTTTCGATAGGAATCGTTATGCTAACAGAGGAGTATGGTATAAGGGTAAAAATGTAGTGGAGACGCTCATAGATGAAATCACCGTGCAAAAATTGTCCTGATCTGGTTATTAAACGTCAGACTAGAAATGATGTTATTATATGTGCTAAAACATGTAAGAAATTGCACGATTTTCAGCGTTTTTTGAATAGATATACTATTTATATTTCAGCAGTAGATATAGCAGATGAAGAAGGATACTCGATATACATAGAGGAATAACTATGAAAACCATTGATTTAACAAAGCAAAATGGATGTGTTGATAAGTTTATTGATTGGTTTGAATCTGGTGGTACTGGTGAAAACGCATCTTCAGAGCAAGGTAGTTCATTTCGTGAAATGATTGATGATGCTAGGCGTAGATATAGAATGCAGCTTGATAACACAGGATTAAGACGCAAGCAGAATAAACTCTCTTCACTTCCTTCTACTAAATCAATGAGTATTACTGATCATGCTGTTGAGCAGTTTTTGGATGTATATCATGGAGAACCAGACGCACTAAGCTACACCACATATGGTGTTGCTGATGAAATGACCGAGAAGAAAGTTCAATGGCTATCCAAGATATTTGAAATACGTTCCAAGAAGACTGCCAAACTGTTTTCGTGGCATAGACGCTCTCTACAGCAAGGTTTGATTGATGGCATAGAGTGTGCCATGACCTATTGGGTAAAAGAGTCGTATACAGAGCCAGAGCGTTATTATATTCAAGGTAATGAAGTAACAAAAGACGAGGCAACGTTATTCTCCATGATGTCGCCTAAAGATGTACAGGTGATTCCAGAGCAAGAAGTCGTTTTACGAGATACTTTCTGGATTGACTCCTTAATGCCTGGACATGATGTATTTTGGGATCCAGAAGCTCCTCAAGCAGATGTACAACTAGGTAGATGGGCATTAGTTAAGCTAATGCGTAACTGCTCACAAATTGAATCACTTGCTGAAGCAGGTATTCTTGATTTGTATGACCCAGAGCAAGAAGATAATTACAAGGGAAAGAGTGACGCTCCGGTAAATGATGACTCTCGTATTTCACAAGACCCATCTGATGACACCAAACTCGTTGAAATGTGGTGCTTCTTTTATAAGTGTGGGTTTAAGTGGATGGTTCAGTTCTCGGCTAAGGGTGCATATGAACTCTCAAGCTGGAAGAGTGTAGACGATGTATTCTGGGGCGGAAAGCTAACTAACTTAATTCCAGTAACTATTGGCTATACTAATCCTGCGTTGTGGGAAAGTTTCGGTCGTGGCATTCCGATGGATATTGCATCACTTGAGGATGAGTATTCTAATAATCGTAATAACTTGCAAGATGCTGCGAATCGTGCGCTTCAGAAGAAATACCTTATTCAGCGTGGTTCTGATGTAGATGTGAATCAGCTTATTCATATGCCTGCTGTATATGCTGACCCTGGTGAAGTAAGTGAGTTAAGCAATCAAGTTTCCATTATGGAGAGCTTGAGGGCTACTGATTCACTCCAAAGTGATATGTCTGAAATATCTCCTGCTGGTATTATGAGTCGTGGTCGTAGTATCGTTCCTAACGGTACTGACCAAACTCTTGGTGCACTTCAGATGACAATGCAGGATTCAGGTGGTAAACTGAATGCAATGTTGCGTACACGAAACGAAACGTTCCTAGAACCCATTTTGTATCGCATAGGAAAACTGATTCAGATATTTGAGACTGACCAAACTCTTATGAGGACTGCTGCCAATAAGGTAGGATTTAACCCTCAACTGCTTATGGACCCACAAGGTCGCATGATGATTGACCCTCGTCAGCTTGACATGGAGTTTGAAGTAAGTGTAAATGCAGGTATGGGACACATACCGAAGTTTCAGAAGTCACAGATACTTATGCAGATGGTTGATTGGAGAATTTCGCATCAAATACCAACTGACATTAATTCAGCAGCCCGTCAATTAATGGTGTTGGCTGGTTTGGATCCTGATGCCTACAATCCGAAAGAGATGCCTCCTCCTCCACAGCCACAAGTAGATTATAAGTTGAACATTGATATGCCAGCTGTTTTATTACCAGCTGAAGCTCAAGCGTTCTTGATGCAAAAACTGGTAAGTGGAGAGATGAACGTAACCACTAAGGTTGATGGTGACCCTAGTTCACAAGCTAACCAGAGACTACAACAGCAAATGGCACAACGTACTGGAATATTTGGTACACCTGCTGCTCCAGTTGACATGGCAGCACAAGCTGCTTCCGCAGGAGGAATGGCTCCTCCACAACAAACAGGTGCTATGAATGCACCACAAATGGGGTGATAAATGTTGAAAGAACTTGAAATGCAATTGGAAAGAGAAAGAGAAATACTTTTCAAGGGTGGTTTTGATGCGGTAAAATTAATTATAAGCAAGTTGTCGCGGACAAGAGATGATTTGAAAGAGAAATTGCCGTATATCAAAGATGGCGAAGAATCATCTCAAATGAAGATTGCGTATAAAATATTACTTGATATTGAGCGTATTATTGAAAACTGGACAAATGCAGGAATTCCAGAAAACAAGAAGAGTTCTTTTAAAATCGACAAGCAGTAAATTCGGGTGGCCTAACGTAAGGGCAAGGAGAAGTGTATGGAAGACGTAGTAACCAATGGTGAAGCAATCGTAAGCGAAGAGCCAGTAGTAGAAGAGGCTGTCGAGGAATCGGAATCCTCATCACCGGAGGAGAGTGACCAAGAAGAGTCTGAGCAAGAGGATCCTAGTGAGGAAACAAAAGAGGAAAAGAAGAAGCTGAATGCACAAGAACGTATTCAGCAACTAATTGACCAACGCAACAAGGACAGAGAGTTATTTGAGTCCAAGGTTAATGAACTTGAAACAAAGTTTAAGATGTTGCAACCTCCTCAGCAATCAGACTATATCGAGGTCACTCCAGAGGTTGAAGCTCGCATCAACCAAGTCTTGTATGATTTGGACGTTCAAAAGGCGAACGCTGAATTAGAAGGCAACTATCTCAAGGCGATGGAATATAAGTGTCAAATTGATGATGTTGTTTTCAAAATACAAGAAAACGAGAAAAAGCGAGAGGCGGCATTAGCTGAAAGACACCAAGCAGCCGTGTCAGAACGGTTAGTTGCCGAGATTAACCAACGTGCTGAGGTATATAGACAATCCTACAACATCCCTTCAGACGTTTGGGTAGATTCAAACAAGTGGTTTGCTGAACAATGCCAAGGAAATCAAGTTCTTGGCACTAAATTCAGAGAGATTGCTGAACGACAAGGACCAATGGCTGCTGTAGAATTTGCTGCATGGTTTGTACAAGAAAACAGACTGAAGCCAGCACAAGAAGAATTGAAAGAGCGTGAACAGCTCAAGGCCAAGTCAATTGCAGGAGGTGGAGCATCAAGACCTGCATCTGACGATTTACGAGACGATCTATCTATTGATGAATGGATGAAAAGACGAATTAAAAAATAAGGAGCAATACCATGTCTAACACTTTTCTTACCCCTACCAAAATTTTGCGTGAAGCTATTCTGCAATACAAAAACAACCTGAGTGGTGTTTCTAACTGCAAGCGTATTTCCAAGAAGGATTACGAAATCGGTGGCATGAAGGCTGGCACGAGCATTAACGTTGCCATTCCTAACGAATTTACCGTTCGTGATGGTGCTACATTCTCAGGTCAAGAACTGACCGAGCGTTCCGTAGCTGTTGCTGTTGACCAACAAAAAGGCGTAGACATCACCGGTCTGACCTCCCTTGAGATGAGCATGAAGTTGGAAGACTTCTCCGCTCAATTCATTAAGCCAGCTATGAGTCGTTTGGCTGCTGAAGTAGAAAAAGGTCTTCTGAGCCACATCGCAACTAACACCTACAACCTCGTTGGTACTCCTGCTACTACTCCAGCTTCTGCACTTGTATATCTTCAAGCTGGTAACAAGATTACTAACTTCTCCGCTCCGCTTGATATGCGTACCGTACACATCAACCCTGCTGCTAACGCTGCTACTGTTGACGGTCTGAAAGGTCTGTTTAACGCTCAAGCACAACTTGGCGAGCAGTATGCAAAAGGTCTGATGGCTAAAAATACTCTTGGTTTCGATTTCTATGTAAACCAAGCTATTCCGGTTATCACTAACGGTTCACATACGATGTCTTCTGGTCCTGCTCTTACTGCACAACCTGCTAACGGTGCTACTACTCTGGCAGTTGGTGGCATGGGTGCTTCTAAGACCATCAAGGCTGGTGAAGTATTCACGATTGCAAGCGTTTACTCTGTAAACCCACTTACCAAGCAATCAACTGGCGAACTTGCTCAGTTTGTTGTAACTGCTGACACGAGTTCAGAGTCAGATGGTACTGCAAGCATTTCAGTATCTCCTGCTGTATACTTCTCTGGTGCATTCCAGAACGTATCGGCACAACCTGGTGGGACTGCTGCTCTTACTTTCGTTGGTACTGCTTCAACTGGTTACGCTCAAAACCTCGCATGGTATCAAGATGCGGTTGCTTTTGCTAACGTACAAGTTGAGAAGCCAATGGGTGTTGACTTTGCAGCTTCAGAAACTTTCGATGGCATCTCAATGCGAGTTGTTCGTAACTACGACATTTCGTATGACCGATTCCCAATCCGTTTCGATGTTTACTACGGACACAAACTGCTGCGTCCTGAGTGGGCATGCCGTATCACTGGCTAATAACAGCCACAACACAAAGGAGGGGTGGAGAAATCTGCCCCTCTTTTTTTAGGAGCAAATATGGAATATCGTTGGTTTTATAAAAAGATTAACGGACAAGACTGTTCTAAGCATTGTGTTATGAGTGATGCTGAAGCTAAGGCTGATGGATGGTCTCTGTTTAACGATTATAGAGACTTGACCATTGGTTATGAAACAAAGCATAATGAGATAGAAGATATTGCTACTGAAGTTGATAGTTTAGCATGTCCTGTTTGCGGAAAAATATGTGGTTCTAAGTTAGGATTAACCGCTCACATGAGGGTACATAAAAATGATCAAGACAAGTGATGTTTTGACAAATATTCAAGCATATTTAACTGATAACTCTACTGCTGCACGTGGTAGAGCTTTGACGTTTTTGAATATGATAATGAAGCGTATGCCTTCTATGAGAGATTGGACATTTCTTGTTAAGAAGTCTACAGGTAGTGTTATAGGAAATGAGTTCGCATTACCGAGTGATTTTTCAAGATTAGTATCAGTTACGAATGGTGATTGGTTTTTAGATCGTGGAGAGCAATGTACTATTGAAGAGGCTTTAATGGCAACTTCAACGTATGATGTACCTGTATGGTGGTATGTAGAGGACAATAACTTAAAGTTTGTCCCGAATGCTATAGGTGATATTACTTTGCGTTATGTACAGACTATACCGACATATATTGATTCTACTGACAATACTATTTTCCCAGATGAGTGTATGCCGTATTTAGTTGCTGCTACATTAGCGCAATTCCAATTATATGATGCTGATGAAAGATCTGCTATTTATTTAGCACAAGCTGATTCAGAATTACGTCAGCTAAAGCATTGGGACAACATCAACAATCCACAAGTGCAGTACGACCCTTACATTTCGAGAGTGACATATCATGTGGCAAGTATCTCAGTATAGAGACTTTACAGGTGGAGAAAACAGACGAGTGTTGTCTGAACTGATTGCTCCTAATCAGGTTCAGCTTGCTCGTAACTGCATTATTACTCCAGAAGGTGCGCTTGAATCTCGATATGGTAAAACAAAGATATTTGAGAGTAGTGAGCTTACAGATAGCATTAGAGCTGTTTGGAGATGGGAACAGTCAGATGGCACTCGCTATTTGACTTTTGTAGCTGGAACAAAAATGTTTTCGATGGAATGGGATGGTGAGAGTACATTTGATGATGAGGACTTAACTGAAGTATACGAGTTCAGTTCTTCTACTACAAAAGTAAGAGCAAGGGTATGGAAAGACCGCCTCATTGTATCAGATGGTGTAGATAACCCATTTCAGTTTGACGGTGAAACTGCAACTGACTTAGGTGGAACACCTCCAAAGTTTAATATCTTTACTGTATACGCATCGAAATTAGTATGTGTAGACATTGATAACCCTTCTCAAATACGCTTTAGTGGTCTTGAGGATTACGATTCATGGAATGCGTTGGATGTATATAATATACGTTCAAACGATAGTGACGTAATTACTGCACTTGAGGCTCAATCACAAGGTTTGTTGATATGCAAGAAGAACTCCTCATGGGCATTGTTTGGCTTTGATAGATTTGACATACAGATTTCTCAAGGCCCAATAGCTAACGTTGGTGCTATATCTCAAGACGCAATTCAAAATGGATTGTTTATGGGTAGAGACAACTTCTACATTGCGAGCCTTCCAGCTATACAGCCTATGGTTGATACTCATGGAATACTTATCCAGAATTACAAGGATGAGGATACAGAAAGCATGACATCTTTGTACTCACAAAAAGACGGTTACGCTCTAATGTCTATTCGTGGGACAGTCTATTGTTTGAATGGTAAGTTCAATGGTGCTATTACCACATGGGATGATTTGAATGCAGGAGCAATGGCATACATACAGGATACTGGATGTGTGTTAGTTGGAGATGCAGATAGTCCTACTATTTATTGTCTTAATGGCACAACAGATGATGGCATTGTATTCCTAACTGATATTGTATGTCCTTACTTAAACATGGGTTCTCCTCGTGAAAAGGTATTTAGGAACGTACATCACCGATTTCAGATTATGAACGGTGGCTATGATTTGCTTATGTCGGCAGACGTAGATTTTGCACGTTTAGTTCAATTCAGCACAACTCAGTTCTTAACTATTGATGCGTTGGATTGGGGGGTTGATTCATGGGCTACAGCAGATTGGGGTTCTCCTAATGACACTCGCTCTGACTTTGTACATTGGCTACATGGCGAGCGTGGCACATACATGGCAGTAGGATTTAGAACAGCATCACGTATAAAATTTCTTGGATATACAGTAAAATTCAAAGAGGTAGGTAATATAATATGACTACCATAAATAAACCCATTAAGCCATACACCTTTATTGATGGTTCTGGAAACGTAGCATACGGATCTCAAGTAAACGCTGACTTTGATGTTATATACAGTAAAGTTGGCGATGTCATTGACACCGTAAATATTCTCGCTCCTAATCAAGAGTATATCGAGCTTATTGGAGAAAACATTGGTGCTGTACAAACTTTAGGACTCGACTTACAGGGAAGTATCTGGAGTACTGACTTAGGATCTATTGAAGATCCTGCTGATACTGGAGATACTATACCTGGTGGTTATGTTGTTAATTTATATGACCATATTGATGAGGTTGATATTGTTAGCGAGAACATAGACTTTGTAGTACCAGTTGGTGAGTATATTGACGATGTAATAGCTGTAAGTGGAAAACTATCAGAAATCGAGACTGTATCTGGCGATTTAACAAATATTGACACTGTAGCAGAAATTGATAGTGAAATAACAGCGGTGGCTGGAATTAGTGCAAACGTAACATCAGTTGCAGGTAATGCTACTAACATCAACGCTGTTGCTGGAAATAGCACTAACATTAATACTGTTTCTGGAATAAGCAGTGCAGTAACAACGGTAAGTGGAATATCATCAGCGGTATCAACAGTATCATCTAATAACGCTAACGTATCAACGGTAGCTGGCATTAGTTCAAACGTAACAACTGTAGCTGGTATTTCTGGTAATGTTACAACGGTTGCAGGTGTAAGTGCTAACGTTACAACGGTAGCAGGTAATACAAGTAATATTAATACGGTTGCTGGAGTATCGAATAACGTTTCAACTGTTGCGGTAAATATTTCCAATGTTAACACCGTAGCAAGCGATTTGAATGAGCCAGTTTCCGAGATTAATACTGTAGCCACTAACATTGATGCAATTAATACTGTTGGAGATAACATCTCTGATATTCTTACTGTTTCAGCAGTAAGTCCATCAGTAAGTACATTAGCTCCAATTTCTTCAGACATAACAGCGGTAGCAGGAAACGCAACTGACATTTCAGCGGTGGCAGATGTAACAAGTGACATTTCTACTTGTGCTGACAACATAACAGCAATCATAGATGCTCCTACATATGCTTCTACAGCAACCACAAAGGCTTCTGAGGCATCCGAGAGTGCATCTGAAGCACTTACATCGCAAGGAATAGCAGAATCAGCTGCGTTGGCTACAAATGGCGTTTATGAGGAATTTGATGCTAGATGGTTAGGAGCAAAGAGTTCAGATCCTACAACTGACAATGAGGGTAATCCTCTTGTTGATGGTGCTGCATACTTTAACACAGCAATTCCTGCTATTAAGGTCTATGATTTATCGAGCGCAACATGGATTGTTGGTTATATTCCTCCTCAAGATGTAGTATATATTACAGGTAATCAGACAATTGCAGGAACTAAAACATTCAGTTCTACCATTACCGGTTCTATTAGTGGCAATGCTGCTACAGCAACTACTGCATCAAGCGTTTCAGATGGTGCAATAACTTCATCAAAATTATCTAGTACATTAGATTTAGGAGGAATAGCATGAGTACGCAATTACAGCTAAGACGAGGCACGACTGCCCAGCACTCCACGTTCACGGGAGCGAGCGGCGAGATCACGATTGATACCGACAAGAATGTCGTTATCGTACATGACGGCTCAACCGTTGGAGGGATCCCCCAAGCAAAGGATT